GGTATACCTTCAAAGATTAGGTGTTCCTGTGACAGAGAAGAGTCTATTAGGTGCATATAACATGGGTCCGACAGGATTCAAGAAATTCATAAAAGACGATCCAGAGAAAGGATTTGCTTTATTTAGGAACTGGAATAAGAACTAATGACCGAAGAAGAACTAGAAAGATTAATGCAGTCTTTCAATACTCAAATGCAGGGAATTGGTGGTGCGGGAGCCGCTGGCGCAAGAGGAGTTCCAATAACTAAAAAATATTGGTCTAATTCAAACTTTCCAGAACCCGGTAATATTATTGAAGGCCCGCCTCCATTCCTTAACATTATCAGTGATAATTATTATAGAGTTGATGAGCAAGGAAATCGGGTAGAAGGTCTTTTAGACTGGTATGAACACGGTTTGTCTGATGGAGACTGGCGTTTAAAAGAATACGAAAATATGACTCCATTCGGAAGATGGGCATATAATCAGGGACATAGATTTGCACAAGACTCGGTTGGGGAAGGGATAGATTGGACTATTCCTCTTCTAACGCTTCTTCAGGATAAGATTCCCGGTCTTGGGTCTTTAATTCCAAATTTATCTACAGCAGAAGATTATAAATATGACGTTCCAGTAGAGGATGCGTTTCAACCAAATGCGGTAGGCGATCCTATTTACGTATTACCTGAACAGCCAGTTTCCGAACCGTCACCTGGAAATCCGCATAAGGACAAACCCGTAGATTTCAACTTATCCGATTGGCTAAATGAGAATGTCCCGCCATTAGAGCCGGCACCTGAGCCTCCCGATCCTGAAATGTATAAACCTCCTCATTGGACAGAAGGGTTGGGAGAAAAGGATGAGCGCACCGGGAAATATAATACTAATGTTGGAGGCCCGCAGAGCTGGAGAAGGGATGGCGAGCAGCAGGTAGGTAATTTAGATTATTATAATTTAACTCAGGATTTAATAGGCGAGGGAAGTTTGTCTCCCTATATAACCCCAGACTGGGCAAAAAAGCGGTTGGGAAATCCTATATTCCCAGATCAGTGGACGTATAAACCCGGAGTCACAAACAGTATGGTTCAAGACCATTATAATGATTGGTTGAGGTCTAATGTGCCTACTATTCATTCTGACCAGGAAAAACAATGGCAGCAAGCAGTGGATGAATCACAAATACGCTATGACGAAATGGTAGCGGAGATGGTAGAAGCAGAAAGAGTTAGGCAGGAAGAGTTCGCCGCTAAACGACAGCGCTATACTGATATGTACAATGAAAACCCAGACTTCTATGAAAACTTATTCTCAGGTGGAGGCTCAAGTGAATGGAGTCCATTGTCTCCTTTCCCATCAGATGAAACTTATTCTACGGAAATGGACAGGCATCCGGGTCAAGAAGGCTGGAAAGGATTAGATGACTTCTGGAACGCTTTAGGCGCTGTTGGGCCAGCGTTGTCTAATCTAACATTCCCGGGAGATTATGCTCACAGGCTTGATCCTAGTGTTGGGCAACCTATCATACCTGTCAACTCTCCCATCTCTCAAGAAGAAATTATACTTAACCAATCCAAGCCCGGTGCATACATATATCCGCCTGGAATGTCAAATTGACAGAAAAACAAGACAAGTTTATAGAGACATACGTTCTAACAGGCAACGCAACTAAGGCTGCGGTGGTTGCTGGCTATTCTGAAAAGACTGCTAAAGTAAAAGGCTCTCAGCTAAAGTCTCAACTGCAAAGCGAGATACAGAAGGAAACCCAGAAGATTCTTGCTGATAAAATACCTTCAAGTATTAAATGGCTTACAGACCTTGCCGAGAGTGCTGAGTCTGAGTCGGTTAGACTTGGGGCGATTAAAGATATACTTGATCGCGCTGGCCTTAAACCTATAGATAAGATTGAAACCACTACCATGGATCAAATGAGCAACGAGGATATTAAAAAGGAGTTAGCCGCTCTTGGATACAAACACTAGAGCCTTAGAGCTAGTACGCACTCTAAGACAGCGTGAGAGGTTCAACAGGATAGATCAGTACGACCCTTACCCTTACCAGCAGAAGTTTCATAAAACCGGCTCAGAGGCCAACCAGAGGCTCCTGATGGCCGCTAACAGAATAGGCAAGTCCTACTCAGGCGCGGCAGAGATGAGTTACCACCTAACAGGCTTGTATCCTGAATGGTGGGAGGGTAGAAGGTACAGACAACCTATTACCGCATGGGCCGGTGGTGTATCGAATGAGACTACTAGAGATATCGTGCAGTATGAGTTATTGGGTTCCCCAGATGATCCTGAAGCATTTGGTTCCGGTGCCATACCTAAAAGTAAAATAATAAAAACGGAGCGGAAACCGGGTGTACCGAACGCTAAAAGTGTTGCGCTTATACAACACGTTTCGGGCGGGAACTCTTCTTTATTCTTTAAAGCCTATGAAATGGGTGTGGAAAAGTGGCAGGGACGTAGTGTAGACTGTATATGGCTTGATGAAGAGCCAAGCAGAGAACTGTATTCACAGGCTGTTACCCGTACTCTGGATAGACAAGGCATGGTTTACATGACCTTCACCCCAGAATCGGGCATGACCGAGACTGTTGCCAGCTTTATGAACAACCTCCAGCATGGGCAATCTCTCACAAATGCTACTTGGGATGACGCATCTGAGAAGATATCATCAATGAGTGGCTCTAAAGGCCACCTAAATGAAGATGTAATGACTCAGATTCTCTCTAGTTATTCCCCACATGAGAGAGAAATGAGGCGATATGGCAGGCCTAGTATCGGTTCTGGCCTTGTTTTCCCAATACAAGAAGACAAAGTGATGATTGATCCTGTCCATATTAAGGATCATTGGTGCCGTATAGCCGGTATTGACTTTGGGTGGGATCATCCTACTGCTGTAGTGTGGACGGCCTGGGATAAAGATAACGATGAAATCTATGTGTATGACTGTTATCGGCAATCAAAAGCATCTCCTTCTGTTCATGCAGCGTCAATCAGAACAAGACCTGATTCTGTGCCGATAGCCTACCCACATGACGGAAATCGCAGGGATAGTATGGGAAATCCGGGTTTAGCAGACCAGTATAGGAATCTAGGGTGCAATATGCTCTTAGAACATTTCTCTAATCCACCAGCATTAGGTCAAAATAAAGGTGGTAACTCCATAGAGGAAGGTTTAATGGATATGATACAGTACATGGAGCAGGGAAGGTTCCATGTATTCAATACTCTGGCCGATTGGTTTGAGGAGTTTAGAATGTATCACCGGAAAGGCGGTAAAGTTGTAGCATTTAAAGACGATTTAATGAGCGCAACAAGGTATGCGGTATTATCAAGAAGGTTTGCTGTATCCGGTAGCGATCCAACATGGACTAACGAAATAGAATATAAACATTATGGCATCATCTAGTATAACAGACGAAGAACTATTATCCAGAGTTCAGGGAGAAATCTCTGATGCTTTAGGGTATAATGATACAATATCCAAGCAGCGGGAATCTGCTATGGATTATTACTATGGACTTCCGTTTGGTAACGAAGTTGAAGGCAGGAGTCAATACGTTGATTCATCTGTCATGGATACTGTCGAGTGGATAAAGCCATCACTCATGCGGGTGTTCGCATCTGGCGATGAGATGGTTACATTTGAGCCGCATGGACCAGAAGATGTAGAGACTGCGAATCAGGCCACAGATTACGTCAACCATATATTTACCAAAGATAACAATGGATGGGAGATTCTTTATTCATGGTTTACTGATGCACTCCTACAAAAGAATGGAATAGTAAAAGTATGGTGGGATGAGTACGAAGACTGGAATAGAGAAGAGTATAACAACTTAGATGAGCAGGAGTTTGATCTTCTTGTTATGCAGCCTGATGTAGATGTTATTGAGCATACTCCGTATATGGATGATTACGGCGCGAAACACGATATCGTAATAAAGCGCAAAACCTATACTGGTAGAGTCAAGATTGAAAACGTTACTCCTGATGAATTCCTTATAAGCCGCGAGGCTAAAGATATTCAAGACGCTAGATTTACCTGCCACCGTGTAATGAAAACTCTATCAGAGTTACGCCTTATGTATCCTGATGAAACCCTGGAACCAGAAGACCTGGGAGGTGGGGATGATATGGACGCTTTTTCTGCGGAGCGTCTTAGCCGTTATCAGTTTGATAAATCTGCTGATTATTTTAACGGATGGGGAGGCCCGGAAGAAGAGGACGCTCTAAGAACATATTGGCTGCATGAGTCTTTCTTGAGAACAGACTACGATGGAGATGGTATCGCTGAGTTAAGAAAGGTATGCTCTGTAGGTAATAAAGTTTTAGCCAACGAACCTATTGATCGTATTCCTTTTGTAAGTATTACTCCAGTAAAGATTCCTCATAAATTCTTTGGACTCTCTATTGCAGACCTTATCATGGACCTGCAATTAATTAAAAGCACTCTGATGCGGAACCTCATGGACAATATGTACAACCAGAACTTTGGTAGGTACGCAGTCCTTGAGGGTCAAGCGAATCTGGATGACCTTCTATCACAGCGCCCAGGCGGTGTAGTAAGAGTTAAATCTCCCAACGCTATCATGCCACTGGCAACTCCACAGCTAGAGGCATCTTCATTCCAGATGTTAGGCTACCTTGACGAACAAAGAGAGTCACGTAGCGGAGTAAATAAATATAGCCAAGGCTTGAATGATAATGCATTAACCTCTCACACCACCGCTACAGCAGTAAACGCTACAATGACAGCGGCTCAATCAAGAGTCGAGTTAATAGCGCGTTGCTTTGCTGAGACTGGCGTTAGAGATTTAATGCGCTGTATATACGAACTTGTCTTAAAGAACCAAGATAAAGAGCGTGTAGTTAAACTACGCAACAAGTGGGTTCCTGTCCGTCCTGATATGTGGCGTGACAAAATGGACTGCACTGTTGCCGTAGGCATTGGTAACGGTAATAGAGATCAACAGTTAATGCATCTTACCACTATGCTACAGTTTGCCGGTGACGCAATGCGCGGCGGTCTTAGCATAGTTAATGAAAAGAATATGTATAACATGGGTGCGGCTCTTGTAAAGAATATGGGATTCCAGAATGTCGATGACTTCCTGACCAACCCAGAGATGACTCCTCCACAACCTGATCCAGCAGAACAAGAAAAGCAGATGGAGATGCAGATCAAGCAGCAAGAGTTACAAATTAAAGCGGCTGACTTACAGTTGAAACAGCAAAGACTCCAACAGGATGCGGCTGAGGCAGCGGTTGAGGCACAACTGAAAAGCGCTGAATTACAACTAGAAGCCGAACAGAAGCGACCAATAGCTATAGGATGAACA